GCTGATTCTACCTGTCCAGGAACAAAGCCAGATTGCGGAATCACTGTGATAGACAGACCTTGCGATTATCAAATTGGAGATATAGGACCTGCGGGAGGGGTAATTGTTGCGGTTCCTTATACTGGTATAAATAATTCACCATTTTATTACGAATTTGGTCTTGAGGATATAGCTGACCAAGAATCAGATGTAAATGATTTTATAACTGTGGATTCTAATATTAATCCTACAACAATATTATCTGGTAGTTTACAGCCAGGATGTGAATGGGGATCTTATAAGACTTTAATTTCGTTGTCAATTGATCAAAATAATCTTGGTCAATATAAATCTAAACTATTTGGAGAGGGAAAGTATAATACAGATGTAATTGAAGCTGTAGTTCCAACACCATATCCAACTACAAATCATCCAGTGTATAACGGAAATAAAGTAGCCGCTGATGCATGTTTACTCCATAATGGAGGAGGTCATCAAGATTGGTTTTTACCAAGTTATGATGAATTTGAATATGCTATAGTTGCCTCTAATGTGTGGACTGGAGTATTAGGAAATAATAATCTTCTTGCTTATTTCCCTAATCAAAAATTATATTGGACCTCTACACCTCAACTTAAAGATGCTAATGATCCTCAGATGAACGCAAAAGCTTATGCTTTTTTCATGCAAACTCAAAGTTCTCTAATAGGATATAGAACTAGAGCTTTAGCTGTGAGGCCAATGAGAAGATTTACATGTACAAATACACCTCCTGGTGATTGGAACTTTAGAGATGGATATACATCTTGGTCAAGATTCTATATGCCACCAGTATTTACCCCTGGATTATGCGGAAGTGGTTTAAGCACAGCAGAGGAAATAGTCAACGATTGTATAGGGTTTAATGGATTTACAATGAGTGTAGCTAGAACAGACGCTATGGGGAATATTCATGATTTAAGCACTTATGACGATGCGAATAATCCAAGAGGATATACAATAAGTGTTTTCACTAATGAAAAAGTTTTTTTAGGAACGTGGCATTATCAAAATTGTACTGCTCACGTCCAGTCTGGATGTGCTCAGACAGGTATTAATACTAATTGTAGTGTAAATATATTGACTCAAGTTCGTCCTGATGGTAATCCTATAGTGTTACCTGCTGCTATTCCTGCTACCCCTGACCTTCCAGATATGATTAGTTTAGATTTTGCTAATGTCACTCATATAAATGGTTCACATCCAGTTGTTAGATATGGTAGAAATAGTTGTGATGACGATGCAGCTGTTGCAGCATTAGGAATTCATTTGAATCAATACGTAGCGGAGTATCGTCAAGGCACATATCTGGGCTGGACAGCTTCACATTGTTTTTTTAAAATACAATGCGCAACAATAGAAAACTTTGGTGCAAATGCATATGCAGATATAAATGGACCTAATACAGATCCGCAAAATATAGCTGTCATATGCACTGGAAGAAGATGGTGGAATCCCATTTTAGGTGTATATGTAGATCCTAATTCAACTTTAAATAATTCGGGTTGGACTAGTGGCTATCCTAATACACCGCTTATGATAGCTGGACAAATAGGCACAGGAATTGTTAGTGGCGGTAATTTTGCTGGTCAAAAAAATTGCTGGCAACATAATCAAGTATATGGTCCTGGAATGGGGTGGAATTTTAATAATGCTCCTTATGGACTGGCGTGGAGGGCTAATAAAACCCCTAATGGAAACGTGAATTGGCCTATGCATTATATGCATGAATGGTTTGCTGTAAATCCTCCTTCAGCAGCAACATTAGCTCATGGAATTTCATGGTTTCCAGATATGCAAACAGCAATAGATAATACTACTGCTCATTTTCCAAACGGTCCATGTGTTACAGGGTTAACTGCACAACCTCCAGTTCCTGTAGCTAATCCTAATGTATTGCAAAGTAAAAAAATCAACAAAAAAAGAGGTTTGGGGCCATGTTGTGATCAAAAAGAAATAATTGAAGATGTAGAAGAAATAACTCCTTCTGACCTTCCAGATGATACAAAAATAGGGGATGGTTATGAGTTTGACGACTCTGAAGAACAACATTATGGGTAATGGCAGATAAACCAAAATATAAATTAGAACTTCCTTATTTATACTCTCAGTATAAAAAAGCTTATCGTTCAGGCAATATGGCTAAAGCTAAAACCTATAAAAATAAAGCTTATGAAGTGCATGGTGTTGATTTAGATCAAAAATTTCATGCGTGGCTGGAAAAAAAAGAAAAAGATGCTGGAATGTTTGGTGTAGGTAAATATAAAAGGATTAAATATGGCTAAAATAAAATTTGACCCTCAAAAATATCGTCCTATCGCTAATCATGGTCATCCAGATTTAAATCCAGATTCTGTTGCTTATCAAGAATATTGGGCTAAAGAACAGGAGAGATGTATTAATGGCTTCAAACCTAAGGGAATGCCTAAAATCTCAGGAAAATATTATTTTTATTTAAACTATTATATGATATTAGGTAATAGTGGAGAATCAGGAAATCGTAAATCCTTAATAAATCCATGGTATAGAACAATGGACCATGAATATTTTGATATGTTTGAAAGATGTAAAAAGGAAAATAAAGGTATGATTGTTATCAAAGCAAGGGATAAAGGGTTCTCTTATATGAATTCTGGAATGGTAGCTCATGAATATACATTCTTTCCTTTTAATGATATAGGTGTCGCAGCAGGATTACAAGCTACAGCCGATGCTTTTTTTGATAAAACTAAAAAAGGGCTTAATGGTATACACCCAAACTTTAAACACTCTGTTTTAAAAGATACTTCAGATATTATGAGATCAGGATATAAACAAAAAAATAGAGATGGTAAATGGGAGATTGGAGGATATCAATCTACAGTAATTTGTAGAACCATGGACAATCCAGAAGTCTTTAAAGGTGAGCGTTTATCTTTAATGATATTTGAAGAGGCTGGTGAATTTAAACGATTAAAGAACGCATATATGTCATCTAAAGCATGTTTTATGGATGGAGATATACAATTTGGCGTTCCTGTAATTGGAGGTACTGGTGGTGATATATCTAAAGCATCAAAAGATTTTATGGATATGTATTATAGCCACGATGCTTATAATTTAGAGCCTATGTTTATACCTGCCTCTAAAGCTTATTATGGTTTTTTTGATATAGAAACAGGTAAAGAAGACGAAAAAGGAGCGTTGGAAAAATTAACAAAAGATAGAGAGACTATTCAAAAATCTGGAGATAATGAGGCTTATAATTTACATATACAAAACTATCCTCTTACTATAGAAGAGGCATTTTTAAATACGCATTCAGCAAGATTTGATATTGCTATGTTAAACGCACAAAGATCTAGAATATTGTCTAATAAAGATAATAGAAGCCAAATACAAAGAGGATACTTGGATTGGGTGTTAAATGAAACAGATGAATTAAAAGTTAAATGGAGACCTCATCCTGCAGGGCCATATAAAATATTAGAACATCCTATGGTAGAATTAAAGGGATTAGACATTGGAGGTATTGATTCTTACGATCAAGATCAAGCTGGAGCGTCAGATTCTTTGGGTAGTGCGATAATTTATCGTAGATTTGCAAATACAAACATAGCAAGCGACTATGTAATAGCTGATTATACGGAAAGACCAAAGAAAAAAGAGGACTTTTGGGATGGATGTTTGAAGCTTGCTGTATATTATAACTCTAAAATGTTGGTAGAATATACAAAAATTGGTATATTAGACTATTTTAAGAGAATGGGCGCTTTAAGATATTTAAAAGAAAAGCCAGAATCTGCTCATAATCCTGGAACTAAAACGAGAAATCGTTATGGTGTTCATATGAATAAGCAGGTAAAAGCTTTACTTGAAGATTTAATTGACGACTATATAAGAGAGAATGGTGGAGATATATGGTTTTTAGAATTAATTGATGAGTTAGCAAATTATGGATTGCAAAATACTGACCGTGCTATGGCATTTGGTCTATGTTTAATTCATAATATAGATAATTATAGAATGAAAGTAAATCCAGAAGAAGAGGTAAAAGACTTAGGGTTTAAATATTATAAATTAGGACATAATGGAGTTCCTAGAATGATAAATTAAAATGGAAAAAAATCAAAAACACACAATGCCTTCAATGGTAGTTTCTGAAAAGAAGAAAAATAAAGAATGGTGCGATCAAGTTCTTAATGCTATTACTAGATATATGGGAGTAGATAGCGGTCATTATAATTCTTCAAGAGTAAGAGATATTAAAAACTATCAAATATATAATGGTCAGTTAAATCAGGCTGATTATAAATACTTAACAGAGCAATATGGATTAACATATCCCGCAAGACTTGTAAATTATCCTATAATTACACCTAAAATAGATTTACTTGTAGGTGAAGAAATAAGAAGACCTCTTGATATGAAGGTAAGCACGATCAACAAAGAAGCCGTAATAAGAAAGTATGATCATAAGGTTGGCTTAATGATGAAAAGCCTTTTAGATGAATTTCATCAAGAATTTAAACAGCAACACGGTATAGATATTATACAGCAAGGACAAGGCTTACCTGTGCCTGAAGATATTGATACTTATATGAAATATAATTATCGCGAAATGGTAGAAGAGACCGCTCAAGACGGTTTAGAGTATATAGTAAATAGATATAACCTTAAAGACGTATTTAGAGAAGGATTTAGAGATTTATTAATAACTTCAAAAGAATTTTATAAAGTAGATATTATTGGTGGAGACCCAGTCGCAAGAAGAGTGGATCCAAGAAATGTAATATTTGATTCTTCATCTAACTCAGATTATTTAGATGATGCTGCATGGGCAGGAGAAGAAAGATGGTTGTCTATAAATGAAATTAATGATGAATATAGAGATGATTTAACAAAAAAGGATTTGCAAGAATTAGAAGCTATGAGAAACGCTTTTGGTGACTCTATTTATGATTATAATACAGGATTAGACTGGATTAGTCATGAACACGGAAGCGAAAATAGAGTTAGGGTTGTTACAGCAGAATGGAAATCTCTAAGAGCTATTAAAGTAAAAGTTTCTGAAAATAAATATGATCCTTCAAGACCATTTAGAAAAATGGTAAAAGATACATATAAACCAAGAAAAGGAGAAAAAATAGAAACTAAGTGGGTGGATGACATTTGGACGGCAACAAAAATTGGAGGAAGAATATTAGTAAAGGCACAAAGAAGAGATAATCAGGTAAGAAGTATAGATGATCCTGGTAGAGCTACTTTATCTTATGTGGGTTGTGTAAAAGGAAATACATCGGGTAATCCAATGTCTTTAGTGGATTTATTAGATAATATACAAATGCTATATAATATTGTTATCTATCAAATAGAATTAGCTATGGCTCGTTCTGGAGGGAAAGCAGTTGTTTATGATACAGCTCAATTACCTACTAATGCTGGTATGGATATGCAAACTGTATTATATCATTTAAAAACAGATGGTATTATTCCAATTAACTCTAAAGATGAAGGGGGTCAAATGCAAACGTTTAATCAGTTCCAACAAATTGATTTCACATTATCACAATCTGTTCAGCAATTAATAAACCTTAAGGTAATGCTTGAAGAAATGGCTGGTCAAATTTCTGGTGTAACCAGACAAAGAGAAGGAGCTGTAGGTCAATATGAGTATGTTGGTAATGTACAAAGAAGTGTTGTTCAATCTTCAACTATTACAGAAAGTTGGTTTTATTCTCATGCAGAAACAAAACAAAGAGTTTTAGAAAAACTAACTAATTTAATGAAGATTGCATGGGCAGAAGGTAAAAGAGCTGCTATGGTATTAGGTGATGGTGCTTATAAATTCTTAAATATATTACCAGATGTTGCTATGCAAGATTTCGGTATATATGTTGGAGATAGCGGAAAAGATGATGCTATGAAGCAGGTTGTTCAACAATTAGCACAATCAGCATTACAATCTGGAAATATAGACCTTCTTAATGTAATTAAAGTACTTAAAGCTGATACTATGACTGAAGCAGAAAAAGTATTAGAAAGAGGAATGGACGAAATGAAACAACAACAAGCTATGCAGCAGCAGATATTACAACAGCAACAACAAATGGCTATGCAAGAAAAGCAAGTTGAATTCCAAGCTGATGCTCAACTAAAACAAATGGATAATGAAACTAAGTTACAAGTTGCTCAGCTTAATGCAGAAAATAAAATGGAAATAGCTAAACTTAATGCAGATGTAGATAGAGATATCCATGATACTAAAATGCATAATGAAATGGTTGGTAAACATTCTGACCACGTTATGAGAGAGTATGAAACTAATAGAGAGAATAATAGGAGTGATGAAAAAGAAAAAATCGCTTCTGGATTAAAGGCAACTACAGAGGATATTCAAAGAGCTAAAAATAAAATATAAAATAATTTTGTATATTTGCAAACAGGGAGTATTAACTAAATTAAAATAAAATGTCAGAAGAATCAAAGTTGGTAGACGAAGTTAAAGAGTCTACAGAAACTACAGAAACTACAGAAAACAATGATAAATTTAATCCTTTAGCTTTTGCAGGGGATGATATTTATAATGAAACAGAAGAAAAAGAAGAAAAAGAAGAAGCAGTAACAGAATCGGAAAAATCAGAAGATCCTGAAGGTGATGTAACAAAAGATGATGAGGAGGGATTCTCATGGGAGAAAAAAACCGCATCAAAAGAGGAAACTGAAGATGAAGAGTTTGACTGGGAAGGGAATACAGAATCTAAAAAAGAAAAAGAATCTGAGCCAAAAGTAACGGATGTTAATTGGAGCACCGTCTCTAAAGAGTTAGGTATTAATGCTACAAGTAAAGAAGAACTTATAGCTACTATTGAGGCGTATGTTGATCAGCAAAGACAGCCAGATCCTCAAACAGCTCAAACACAACAATTAAAATCTTTTTTATCATTAAATGATAGAAAGTTAGTTACAGAAGAATTAAAAGCTGATGGATTAGACGCTTCAGAAATTGAAGAATCTTTAGATAAGCTTGAAGATTCAGGAATGCTTAAAATGAAAGCTAAAAGTATTAGACGTATTATTAATAATGCGATAGATGCTGAAGCTCAGCAAGAAAGACAAAGAATGGAAGCACAAAAGAAAAATATTACCGAAAGTGCTAGTAAGGCTAGAAAAGAATTACAAAACCTCT